GATGAGATTGCTACCTTGTTAGATGAAATTAAACCGATAGAACAAAAGGTAGATGTAGATAAAACAGAAGCCGATACTTTAGCAGATAATGAAGCTAAGTTTGGCGGCTTATCTCAAGACGAGTTTAGAGCAACAATAGATGACGCTGCAATTCCTAA